TATTAGGTGTCTTACTAAAGGGGAATACACAAGGTATGGCCACAGCATCTCTTATATTAAAAGACCTTTCATCAATAGGGTCATGTGGTGTTGTAGCCCCTGCCTTGAATACATCAATGTTAGACTTATTGAACACCACTAACACCGTATCGCCTTGAACGATAGGAAACACCACCCCACCAACACTAGAGCAAGGGAACAAAACAGGGACAGATAAAATAGCAGGATACTCTTGTACCTCACCATCTTTATACTGTTTGTTTACTAACGGCTGTACATCAACCTTTGCTTCTTCTAAATCTCTAACCTGTGTAACAACACATAGCAAGGCTGTATAATGCCCTGCTAATCTATAGTCAATTTGAGCATCAACTAATTGTTCTAACGTCCATTCCATTAGTTTAGCCCCTCTACATTGTCAAGGTATAACTCACAAGTCCAATCACCTTGTCTATTATCGCCTTTGTATTTAACTGTTCTAACACGGTATGTACCTGAAAGCTCTGACGCTTGAGTTGATTCAACCCTTATCAGACCATTTGGTTTTATACTAGGGTTTAACAAGCACTTACAAGTGATGTTGAATCTTTGTATTTTCTGTCTTGTTTGTTTTCTTGGTTTACCGCTTTTAGTCGGTTTTAATGGCGCGGTAACGTCATACTCGTTGTCATTTAATTCGTTAGGTGCAGAGGCATCATAGGCTTCTGTAACAGTTTCATTATGAGTAGATGGAATACCTATCAAACCTGTCTTTTCAGATAATACATAAATCTTTTCATACTTTGCAGACTCAGCTTCGGCTGTTAAACTTCGTTTAGGTTTAACAACAATCTCATCACCGTCCATATTCCATTCAAGTCTTAGTGGTTGGCAAATATCATTTAACACTTGACGTAGTGTACCTATGGCTGTATAACCGTAAGGGAACTTAACACTAGCATCATCTAAGGTTATTGATTTGTTAGAGTTACCATATAAGCTAAGCACATCTGTAAGAACATCAACAACCTTTGAATCTTCTGCATACACCTTACTTATCTTTGTCTCGTTGACAAGCATGAAGCCTTCTGCCACTTCAAATGTAGTGCTTACATCGCCTTTCTGTCTTACTGTCTTAACTCGCATTACATCTGCTGTTAATAGTCTTACAAGACTTTCACCATACCCAACATCTAATAATACTTGGCAAGCCATTTGTATGTTAGATATTTTACTTAATGTTTCAGTGGAAAGGTTCTTCACTTCCAACGTAGCTGTGTTAGTCTTTGAGCGATTATCAATGTTCTTTTGAATATCAAAAGAGATATGTAAATCTTTAATAGTGAATAGCAAGCCACCAGCCCTATCAACAATCTGTAATAAGTAGTTTCTATTAAACTGATAAATTGCCATATTCCCTCACTATTGTTCAACACCTACACTATAAACTAAGAAGAAGTAATCAGCCCATCGTCTGTTAGTCTCAATATCGTCTGTTATATTATCGGATAAAGGTGCTAATAAAAAGTAACCATTTAGCCCGTTCTGCTTCATTGTTGATAGCATAGGCAGCATTGTTTGCTGATTAAACACGACACCCTCAAAGATAACTGTGCCATCTGTTTTCTTTAGATTGGCGCAGTATCTTTCAATACGTTCATTCCAAATGAATGTCATCTTAAAAGGATTGCCTTCAAGTGTAATATCAACAGTGTAATAAGCATCATTAAACAAAGGAATTAATTTGGTGTAATCTTTAAAAACTCTTACCATGTTATTGCCCCTGTGCTGCTAGTATTTTGTTTCTTTCTTGCTCTTGTTTTACAGGTAGGATATAATCAGAGTATTGTCTAGCTTGGTAGTATTTATCCCTTAATTTAATAAGGCTAGTGCTTGGTTTACCGCTTGAATTATCTATCCCTGCCCTTAGCGCATCTGTAGCGTGTTTTGTAGCCATATTAGCTTCAATGCGCTCATCTAAGTGTCTCTTAGCCATCTGATTATACGATTCTTTCGCTAGGGTGTTTTTGTCATTTGCTGTTGGGTTACATTTTTCAGGCGGTTTTTGACCTTTAGCTACTTTAGTTTTAGAGTTGTCTACAGCTATAGTTGTATTATCGCCATCTACTGTTGTAATTGTGGGTGGTAAACAATCACCTTGTTTTCCCATGTCTGTTTCGATACTACCTCTAGCCCTGTTTGGTAGGTCAGGAATCTTACCTTTCTCTATCGTCTCCACTTCAACATAAGCAATCTGCAACTGCTCTAATGTCATAACAGGATACACACAATAAGATGTATCTGTACTCTCGTTAAAGGACAAGCTAGTTATTGCACAATTATCATAGTATGTTGATAGTTGGTTATTATCACCATATATTAATAACGTAACAAGAGAAGGATTGTTCCTCATTCTTTGCAGTTTAAACTTAATCTGTTCTGCTCTTTCGTCACTAGGTATTGTGTCTAGTGTGGTTGTAAAACCTGTAGGCTCAAACTTAGCAAGATTAAACCTGCTTTCGTAAGTATAGTTATAAACAGCATTGCTACCAAAAGCTATCTCTTTAGCAGGATTATAATAATCCCAATCACTAACAACACCACTTAAAGAGAACGTATTATTCCCGATTGTGATGTTGTCAGATACTGTGCTTCCACTCTCTACAGGACTAGACGTTACGCCACTGGGATAAGTTTCTGTAAAGCTTGTTACACTACTAAAAGTGATTGTATCATTAGTACCTTGCTCTAATAGTATAATAAGCATTACACCCCCTTAATGATTGTTTTGGCCTAGACCACCTACATTTATGCTTTGACCAACACCCCTTCCAAAATTAAAGAGGTCTCCACTTGTTGCATTGTTTTGAACAGATTGTGGCAGGTTATTAAAATCAACAGTTACGTTAATATTGTTTCTAACACCAGCACCATTCATATCCTGCTCTAAAACTTTAGATGGTTTTTGCTGTGGTTGAACAGGTGAGTCAAGTGGGTTGCCAAATGTACCTTTAGCCCAATTCCACGCCCAAGTGACAGGGTTAGCCTCGTCAATCCATTGCATAATTGGTTTTGGAGCTTCATGCCCCATAAAACTAAGGTCTGCACCGTTTATGGTGAACTGCTCTTGAAACATTTGCCAACTAAGCAAGGCGTAAGAGATGTTCTTATCAATAATGCTAACCCATTCAGTAAAGAAATCTTCCCATGCGCCTAATATCCCATCTTTATTACCTAGCACGAAATAGTTTTGAAAGTCAGCCAACAATAAAATAAGAGCTGTAATGCCACCAGCAACCAATAGTTTTCTAATTGCTCCGCCTAAGAACAACGCAGCACCACCTGCATTATATAATGCTATTTGCATTGCTGTTATCAACGGTATACCAATCTTGATGTTTAACAATAACAAGATTAAACTTGATGAAAGCATTGCTAAGAATGGGTGGTCAACTACCCACTCACCTAAAGCCTTTATTATACTGTAGAATGATTTTACAGCTTTGAATAACCACTTAAACGCTTTTAGTAAGAAAGGAATAACTTCGTTACCTAAGTTAAACATTCCTGCTAAGAATTCATCTAAGCCTGACTTCATCAAAGCATAAGAAAACTCTCTTAAACTGTTGTTAAATCTTTCTTGTGCTACTTGGCTGTTATGTAAAGCCTCTTCTAAAGCACCGCCATTCTCTGCAATCTTAGCTAGTTTATCAGCTACAGACGGTAGAAGTTTAGATGGGTCTAACAACCCTCTTTTCATAACATCATCAAAAGATGTAAACTTATCACCTAATTGCTCTTTAGCTGCTTCTGTTAATAACTTGATAAATGGTGTTACACGTTGACCCATCTGTAATCGGGCTTCTTGTGCTTGAATTTTGTCTTTACCAAACATCTGCTGAATAGATAAGTTAGCTAGTTTTTGGTCTGCTGTAGTCATGTGAACAGCAGCATAGTATTTGTTAAATCCTGTAAACATTCGTTGCATTTCTTTAGGACTCATTTTGTCCTTAGCTGTTACAACAATGTTAGCAAAGGCATTACCTGCCTCTGTCAAACTTAAACCGAGATACTGTGATAACTCTCTAACATATTCCATGTTTCTAGCGAAGTCTGCTGATTCCCCACTAACAGACTTCATTTTTAATTCCATAGCCATCATTTCACGGCCTGTGGTAATTACTTCCTTAACTGTGTATCCTGCACCAAGAAAACCACCTACACCCATACCCATAGGTAACATTGGTTTAAGAAAAGACCCTAACCCTGCACCTGCAAGTAAGCCACCTAAACCTGAGCCGCCACTAGGAGGATGTCCTCCACTACCACTTCCTCTGCTACCATTACCACCACCTTGAAGCCCACCACCCACTCTAGGAAGGTTAACTCCTGCTGCGCGTAGTCTAGCTAGTGCTAAGATAACAGATTCAAGTCTTAATAGATACTTACCTAAAGCGTCTGTACCTTGGTCTACTCTACCTGTCAATAACTTCATTCTACGGGAAGCATCAACAGATTTAGTGCTAAGATTGTTTAGTGCTTGCTCATTAGCACCAACCATATCTATATAAGACTTAACACCGCTTCTTAATTGCTTACGCCACGCTTGCATCTTACTAGGGTCAAAGGCACTATTAACACCATTAATTTTTTTAATTAAAGCACTAACAGATTTGCCTGTGTTGGCAGATGTACGCATTACATCACCAAGTTCTTTTTGAATCTCTTTAATTGTGGTGCGGAAAGAATCAATCCCTTGATTGTCTATCTTAAAACCTAATTCAGCAAACAGAGTTGCCACTGTAGATGACATTCTTTGTCCTCCTTATTTATCTGATTTTGGTGTTAAGGCATCGCGTACAGCAGCTTTAAGCTCAAGCATCTCTAACATATCGTATAAGTCATACAAGTCGTAAACAGTCTGTAATTCGTGGTATGTAGCTAGTGGGTGTTCATCAATAACAATTTTATATACCTCGTGAGGTACGCTAAAACTTTCATCAATGGCTTTTGACAACTTAGAGGGGAGTTTTAAATCTCCTTCTTGGGCTGCACGTTGCCATTTGAAACGAGTTTTAGCAACTGTTCCAAAAAATTGAAATGAATCACCTCGAATAACACCTTGTAAAGAACAACTAACTCACCACTAAAATGATTGTTAAACTTTTGTGGGGTGTCAATAGACATATTTTGACAAGTAACACCACAGGCAATAAGCTCTTGTGCTAGTGCTGCAATATCAATCTTGTCTAAATCTTCTAGGAATACTTCTGCGATACGCTGCAATACTTGAGCTTCCATTTCTGTAGCACCTTCTTGTACAGATGATGCTGACTCTAGGAATGTTGCAATAGAACGACCTAACAGCTTCATAACTTTAGGTTGTAATTGCAAGGCTTTGATTGCAGGAATTGTGGTAAGGAGATAATCTACACTCTCCACTGTGATAGTTTTTTGCTTTAACATATTAACCTCTAAAAGTAAAAAGATACGTTTCCCAACGTATTACATAATTAAATCCACAACACCTGAATTAGTGTATGGATTAGCTTTAAACGTGTATTGTCTGTCACCTAATTCTTCTGTTAGTGTCAAGTTAGGAGACACTTCTATCCAACCTGTAG